ATTTAAATTTGGGTGGTTTTTGTATTCTTTTCATACCTTGTGGCAATGGCTTAGTCTCTTCCTTGGTCTCTTTATAATCATTATGTTTATGATATAGTTCAGCCTTTTGATCACTGCTCATTCTCTCTGTATTTCTTAAGGCCAAATCTCCAATAGTTTTTAATTCACTATCAGATTTTTTAACGTTAGAAGATTGTGTAACCACATCAGCAATATAGTTTCTTGTGGTTTTTTTACTGTCGCAATTGATACATTTTGGTTGAGAAACATAATCTTTAATATAAAAGAAAAGCTCAAAGTCTGTATTGCAATGTTCACAATGATAAGAATAATTAGGCATAGTAAGATTCTGGTAAATATACTTTCCATTCGCTGGGTATGTCTGTCTTTATTTTATGCAGATGATGGGCTATTGGCAAGTATTTTTGACTCTTAACTGGCTTAATAGGCATATTCATTAGTGGCATATTAGCTTGCTTTGGTGTTTTATTACCCTTTTTACGATTACATTCAACGCAAGCAGTAACTATATTAGTCCAACAAGTTGGGGATAAATTAGAATAATTCCACTTAGATTTTGGTACAACATGATCATATGTTAAATTATTATTTTCATATTGAATACCACAATATTGACAAGTATAATCATCTCTTAAGAAGATATTTTTACGGGAAAAAATTAGTGTCTGATGATTTTGGCGAAAAAATCTTTTAGTTCTAGCCACTGCTGGAATAGGATATTTTTTATTATTCACCCCATTAATATGGTCGTTTTTATAGAAATCCACAATATCTATACCATACACAGGATTATTCTCATGACGCATATGCCACATAACAGCTTTCTGCCAACAAATGACAGATAGAGGGCTGAAATCAGCATTAAGCAATAAACAACGCCTATTTTGTTGTCTCATTTTCTAGATTTTCTAATCTTGATAAAATCTTACCAATAATTGGGTTTCTAATAATATCGGCATTGTTGAGTTCAGATACTCCTATTCCATCTACATCAACAAGAGCAGAAATCAACTGCATAAACCCACCCCTTAAATATCTTTGAAGATCGGATTGGCTTACGTCACCAGTTAATACCATTTTACTGTCGTTTCCTATACGAGTCAACAACATTTTTAGCTGGTCATACGATGCGTTTTGGCATTCATCAGCCACAATAAAACAGTTGTGAAAATTACGGCCTCTCATTAAACCTAATGGAACTATTTCTATTTTATTATGAGTTTTAAGACTAGCATATTGACTCATAGGAATAAAGTGGGCAATTTCATCTAAAATAGGTAATAGATAAGGATGTAACTTCTCTTCTGCTGTGCCGGGCAAAAATCCAAGTTTTTCACCAGATTCTACAACAGGTCTAGTAATTACAATCTTGTTAACTTTATTTTCTAAGAGATATTCTATTGCCATACCAACAGCAATGTGTGTTTTACCAGATCCGGCCACACCCTGACAGAATGTGATAGTATTTTCAGCAATAGTTCTTATGAATTCATTCTGATTAACTGTTTTAGGTTTTAGTCTATTTTTATAAGCGAAACCAGTATTATTAGTAACAATTGAATTTGTAGCATCTATAGTCTTTTTCTTTTTTTGTTTTCTCAAGTTATACCTTTCGAAATAGTATTTAAATTAGACATGCGCCGCCAGCACAACTAACTTCTTCTATTCCGGCAGTGTTATCCTCGTTCTCTACTAGTTGTGTATAATCAACCTTTTTAAAGCTATCATACAGATCGCAATATATTTTCCAATTATAAACATCTTTCATGCAATATGTAAGTCTTCTAATATCTCCCTCAAAGTACTTGCCCGCAAAATTTTTCATCTTGGTTATAAACTTTAATTTAGATTCATGATGATCTCTATGGGCTTGGTTTAATGTAACGTAATCACACGCTGCCCATAGGTTGTTATCAAAAGCATTAAGAGCTAATTCTATTAGGCCAGAACACCATAAAGAAGCATCTCCATACTCTTTTACAATCTCTCTGCAAGTATATACTGTTGTAAAAGGCGCTTGGGGATAATCTTTGTCTCCACTTTGAGGAATAAGGCTAATACCAGCAAAGTATTTACGATTATCATAAATATATTTTGTAACATCTTCCCATTCGTCGGGTTTGACTGTGACTGTGTTGCTAACATTATGACTAAGATAATCTTGAGTACATAGACTTTTATTTTTGCCAGAATATACCCAATTCTTTTGGGCATCCTTTACTACCCCCAACATATCTACTGCTGGAAGTTGATTTTTTAATTTTGACCCATCTGGAACCTCTATGGGGAACTTAATAACCTCATCTGTATTATTGGCCGACCATCTAGATTTCTCGCAGGCTTGTGGGTTATAATTTCTAAAGTGTTGGAAAGGAGCTTCTAAAACATTGGCCTGTACGTGTCTTATATAGCGTTTAGCATGATGTGGGTGGATGCCGGATGATGTACCAAGCATACTACTACTAGTACCTTCTGGTTTTAAACAAGTGACTCTAGCAGCTTGATTGATACCAATTTTATTAGCTATTTCTTTATTAGTCTCAACAGCTGTTTTAGCGCCAGCTTTAAGTACTTTTTCTGATAGTACCAAATCGTGCTTCTCCATAATTCCTGTGAGAGACACCCCCAATAAAGCTTCTCTTTCAAAGATTCTGCAACTAATTTCACCCAGGTAATCTAGTTTTGTAAAACCAGCTTGTAATGTACCTATAATAGCAGCAGCTTTACATCTATCATAAAAATCTTGTTCATCTTCTATTGATGAGCAATTGATGGTCGTTAGATTACATCCTTGCCATCCGCTCTTACCGCTCTCCTCATCCACTGGCCACATACCAACTTCTACACAAGGATTATATGTCATTTCTGTAGAATCGCTCCAAATAAATCCGGGTTCGCCAAATTCTTTGACGCTCTCCATTAGGTTAGAAAATTCTTCGAAAGTAGTTTCATTTTTTAATAAAAGTGCGGAGTTATTACTTCTTGCTCTTTGTGGATTTTCTATGTACCAGTTGCCTGTTTTGGCCTTGGACATTTCTTCATCGTCTGCGCTAAATAGTGCTAAACTAGCAGAACGCCTAACGCCACCACTTAATACAGCATCACTACTGTGCATCACAATATCATAAGCATCAATTGGTCTTAGTTTCTTTTGTCCACTAGAAATACAATGATCTAATAATGCTCTTATTTTTTCTAAGCCCTTGGCTAATGGCTCAAAACCAGGGGCTTTACCAACTCCAGAGCTTAGATCAGAACCCTGCGGCCTAATATTACTATAATCAAATAGTATATGACAATTTCTATATCGTTCAAATTCTTCTACGGGTTTACTAAAATAACTACTAAGAAGAACGCCAAGAGCATCAGCCCAGCCTTCGATACTATCTTCTATTCTATAGACCACACTCATAGCATCTTTATTAATTTTATGTTCAAGATTTGGTAACTTAGCAACATGGTGCTTTTGTACACTAAATCCTGTGCCACTACCACATAGTAGTAGCCAAAAACATTCTTGAAAAAATCTTAGTCTATCACAATAGGAACTTGTACAGTTATAGATTTTTGCGTTTCTCTTTAGGATGGGATCTCCACCAAACTGTAAACCTCTTTGACTTCCAAGAACTTTTTTCTTGTGCATCATGTCGTAGGCCCAGTTGATTTCTTCTGAAATATTCTTGTCCGCATACATTGTATGCATCATATTTTTCACTCTTTCAACAGCTTCTTTCCAAGTTTCTCTTCTATTCTTTTCTGGAATCCATCGTGCGTATTTACTAACAAACGTATAATTTTGAAGCTCTTGAAGTGCGGACATACTATCTCCTATCGATTAATGTTACAAGACCCAATATTACCAATCCTTTAAAAGAATTTTCTATCATTATTGTATTCGAGGTAATATTGAAATAAAAATATAAAAACAATACTATGTAAAAACTAATTTTATACATTATATTACACCACATAATTGTTTCAGCCATGATAGATTTGGCTCAACATATTGTATTTTAATTTTGCTCATATTAATAAAAGTATCAAATCTTTTTTGAGCATTTTCATCAAACAAGTGTGTGCCATGATCTTTCATCATTATAACGGTCGAGACACCTTCTTGCCAAAGAGCCATGATGCAATCATTACAACATTGGCCGGTCACATATGCTATGCCATTGTCTGGTCTAATAACACAATTAGATAAAGCATTACGTTCGGCGTGAATCATCCAAGGATATTTTTCTGGTCTAGTGTTGGGTAATAATTTATCATCCAATCCTCTTGGGAAACCGTTATATCCTAATCCTAGAATTCTATTGTTTTTATCCGTAATTACACAACCGTGTTGTGTTTGAATGTCATGGCTACGTTGAGAAACAACTTTAGCCAATCCTAAAAAATAATCTGTCCAGTCAGGTCTTTGCATGATGCTATATTATAGCATAACAAGTTGGTAAGTCAAGCTGTTTTTGTAAGTTTATTATATAAAACCAAACTCAACACACCACCAGCAATACCCATTACTATTCCTGACGGACTAACACTATCATAACTACCCAGCAAATATAATACTGCGCCGCCCATATAAGAACCAGCAACTCCTATGGCTACTGTTTGAAAAAATCCCATTCTTTCTTCACCAGGAACAATAGACTTGGCTATACTGCCAACGAATAAGCCATATACACACCACACTAATATATTAAACATTTGCTGCCTCCACTAAGGTTACGACTTCATCATCCTTGAGGTTTTCTCCTGTATCTAACATAGCATTTAATAATGGTAAACCATATTTAGAATATTGGTCTTTTGACATTTTTTGTCTAATAAGTTTTTTTAATCTCATTTTTGTAAACCAGCCTCTCTTCATAGAATAGGATCTGATTTCTGAACCATACAAATTATATTTATCTTGTGCTGTATAGTTCTGTGATAGTTTATTCTTATTGCATTCTTGCAATACTCTGATGAGTGTGAGTGTGATACTAATAATCATAAGTATAGCTATAACACTACCGAAAGTTTCTTCTTCTGGTATATTTGATAGTTTTCTAATTTTTTCAGCTACTGCTTTTAATTTTTCATTCATTTTTTATATACCTTAGTATCACATTCTGGTGTGAGTTTAGTTTCTGGTTCACAATAGCCACAATCTACCATTTTAATACCGTCACCACTCAAATATTTTCCAGTACCTTTGCATACCGGACAATTTTTGCGTGGATATTTTTTATCTTGATTTACGTGTTTTGCTTTTATAATTCCGCCGACTAGCGCAACAGCAGCAGTAGTGGTGCCGTTATACCCATAGTTTGAAGAAATTAATACAGAACCTATTAGTATAGCACACAATAACTTATTCATCTTTCTTTTTTCTCCATCTTGGTTTCCACAATGGCTTATCTGGCTTAGGTACATCTATTTCTTCTACGCTTTTGGGCGCTATAATCTTTAATACACCTAATATAAAACTAGATATAATACTAATTAATCTATTAAGAGCCACCTTATCTAAAAATTTCATAAATAATCCTCAAAACCATAAGAAGGAAGTTTTTGAACAGGAAAACCGTCAAATTTACTAAAAGCATACGCCCCATTTTGACTAAGCATCCCTGCTGCAACATCAGCATGAATCAAAAACGATCCGTCTGGTATTTTACCCCATTCTGGATGACCACCATCATTCCATGGACCCCAACTATTTTGAACTAAAAATGCTGGTTCATTACCAGTATCATCACAAGCAATCCAGGGCATAGCATGAGCCCAGCTACCACTAACCCTTGCGAATCCTTTACTATCTCTTTTATTACTAAAACCATAACTAGAACAAACACTTAAACCATAACCATTAGCTAAAGCATCTCGTGCTTCTTCAACTGTTCTAATTAAACTAACTGTTTTAATTTGATGGTCGTTCGCTAGATCAATTACTTTATCTGGTAATCCTCTGGCTCCCCACCCGGCACCAAGATTACCATTATATTTGCTAAAATCAGCAACTCCCTTATAGTCTTTTCTAACAAGAACTCCACCAGACTGGCTTACAAAAGTGGCTGCTCTAGAGCAACTCATTCCCTGGCCGCCATGACCGCGGGCGCCATAAATAGCTTCTGTTGCTCCTCTTGCTATCCAAGCTTCTCTATCTCTATGTACATCTATTTCTACGGCTCGTGACACGTCTACAGCATTTCGTGTTGCATGACTAACACAATCTCCAGTAGTTTGTCTTTCATTATAAGGGTTCTTATCAAACTTTAACACACTTTTGTATGGTGTGCTGAGCTTACCCTTTCCGCTATTTTTAATTCTTTTAGCACCATCTGAAAAGTAGGCATATTTGGAACTCTCTAGTAGTTCATTAAAAACATGCTCCTCCCATAAACATCCTTGAAAACCTTTTCTATATTCGTTATATAGATCGCTTGGTGAATATCTTGCCATATTACTTACTTCCTTCTAAACAAGCCCACGATAAAGCCATAAAACCTTTTACGGCCTTGTTTCTTAATTCTTCGTCTAAAGGAACAATATCATCGCCAATTTCATTTATAACCACTGCTTGTGTAGCTTCTGATAAACCATCATATTTATCCTTTATATTCATTTGTAACATAACACCAGCTAAAGAATTAGCTTGTCTAATCTCTTCTGTGGTCTTAACAACTTCGTTTTCTCCATCTAATTTGATCAAAACAGCCAGATCGGAATATAGTTCTGATAATCTTTTGCCATCAGCTTTTCTATCACCAGAACCATTTTTAAGAACGTCGATTACCAATTGGCACTTTTCTCTTAGTTCTTTACTTTCTGGAGGAGTAACAACCACAATAGTATCAACAACACTTGGCTTGGGCTTAACCGGCCATTTGAAATCTGGCTTGGTTAATCCAACAAATATAAGGACTCCTGCTAAAATTAATAATAAACTTTTAGAATTAAGCATCTTTATTTTCCCCCGCGCATACATTAGGACTTAAATATGGAAACATACTATCAGCAACTTCAACAGCCTTATCACACCCACAAGACCTTGCTAAATCTCGTGTTTCTTTCCAACTTACTATTAGTTTAAAAAACAAATCTTCTTTTGTTGGTTTTGATGTTGCAGGAGATATCTCTGGTTTATTGAACAACGGTGTTGTGTTGTATGTAACAGAACTATTAACTACCGGATTTTTATTGAGTAAGTTTTTAATTTTGTCAACTAAAGAACCTAGTAATATTTGTACCGGACTTAATTTATCCTTGAATAAAACCCACAATACTAATCCTATTCCAGCATATAGGGCCAAATCAATTGGTTTTAGCGAACTAGAAAACTCTTCAAAACTTTGAGCATAGTCTAACATTGTTAACTATTTCCTTTCTTTAAGAAAACCCCGGTTTCTCTAAAAATGGTCACAGTAGCATCTATTGATGCGCCCACCATAATCATGAGAATTTGTTTCACGTACTTATGTATAATAGGTTCAATAAGATTTGGAACAAAGGGCAAGTCTACTACCACAAACACTTTATCATAAAAATTATTAATATACTCTATTGCAATGGCCTTTTTCTCTTTGCCCTCTAGATTACTTGCTATAGTTTCTATAACCCTAACAGTACTAGCTGTAACTAGCTGTAATACTTTCCATGCTTCACTTAGAGCTACTCTTTTTGCTATTTGTAGTTTTAGTTTTAGTTCTTGGTGAAGTTTTTCTACTTCGTTTAGTACTAGTTCTTTTGGACTCATCTTTAGTCTCCGTTTTTTTTATCAGTTCTAAATTTTCTTGTTCAACTATTTTTTTAACTTCGTTTCGTCCTTTAACATATTTATAAAAGATTAATAATTGACCAAATATTAATATGATGCTTTCTACAACATGGCCGCCAACCCCGATAAGTTCTTCTTTTTGAGAGTGATCACTTAATATACCAGTTAAATATAAACCACTAAAAATGAAGCTTACTAATGTTACCCAAAATTCACTAGTTTTATAACCAGCTCTTATTTTCATAAGTATATTCTCCTGTTGTTAATATACTATACACCTAACAGAAGTATGTTATCTTACTGGTCTTTGTGGCGGCACAAATAATGCTTCTAATCCAGCTTTAATATCTGATCCAAGAAGTTCTAACACTCTGGCTTCGACTTGAGCTTCAGTATAATCGCCAATAGCATCATAATCATTGTTTGTCCATAAAAGTAGAGAATAGGGGCAGGGGCGAATGCGAACTTCGCATCTCTTCCTTTTGTTATTGTCAATTAGGGTTATGTCCAATTCAGATAAAGTGATAGGCTTTTGAACACGTACCTCTCCGGTGGATCGAGTAATGGTTGGTGGTTGAATAGTAACTGGCTGTGAAAGATTCATAGTTATATAACTCCTAGAATGGAAGAACCGTTGATGCCGCGAGGGATGGGGAACGGGGTGCGATCTTCGTATAATTCAACGCCATTCACAACACCAGTGCTGTCGTTGTACGAACTGTCTCGGAACGTGGCATCGTCGTCTACGGAGCCGCCGTTGTACGAACTGCCATTGAACGTGGCATCGTCGTCTACGGAGCCGCCGTTGTACGAACTGCCATTGAACGTGGCATTACCGGACACGGTGCCGCCGTTGATCGAACTGTCGTTGAACGTGGCATTACCGGACACGGTGCCGCCGTTGATCGAACTGTCGTTGAACGTGGCATCGCCTGTGATGGCGCCGCCGTTGATCGAACTGTCGTTGAACGTGGCGTTGCCTGTGATGGCGCCGCCGTCGTTGGACGAATTGTCGTTGAACGTGGCATCGCCAGATACGGTGTCGTTGTTGACCGAACTGTCGTTGAACGTGGCGTTGCCTTCGACGGTGTTGTAGTTGTACGAAATGCCGTTGAACGTGGCATCGCCAGATACGATGTCGTTGTTGACCGAACTGTCGTTGAACGTCGCGTTGCCGGTGACGGTGCCACCGTTGATCGAACTGTCGTTGAACGTGGCATCGCCAGATACGGTGCCGGTGTCGTTGTTCGAACTGTCGTTGAACGTGGCGTTGCCGCCGGCGAAGCCGAAGTTGTACGCACTGTCGTTGAACGTCGCGTCGCCGTAGAAGTTGCCATCGTTGTTGAATGAACTGTGGTTGAAGGTAGCGTGGCCGTTGATAGTTCCGCCAAGGTCGTTGTACGAACTGCCGTTGAACGTGGCGTTGCCGTCGATGAAGCCGTAGTTGTACGCACTGTCGTTGAACGTCGCGTTCCCGGTGTTAGTGCCGCCGTTGTGGCCTGCGTTGTCGTTGAACGTCACGTTGCCATTGACGCCGCCGTTGCTGTAGAAACTGCCGTTGAACGTCGCGCTGCCAGAGACGGTGATTGCAATTTCGAGATATAGGAAGCCTGCAACACCATTACACGTCAGATTCACAACGGTTGGCGCACTGCCGCTGTTCGCATCGCACGTTGCACTCAGCACAACACTATCGCTGCTGGTCGGCAGGGCAGACGCCTGAGTGGTGAAATCACCGCTCGTCCACCAGTTGCCGAGCGTGGCCCAGTTGTTATCGACCGCGCCGTTGAAATACAGAGTTGCCATAACATTTTACCTTTCTGTTAATAGCCCGGTACAAAAGCTATAATGTCCCACTTGTTTCTGCTACTATCATAAGTAGCACCAAGAATATCCATACTACCACTAGTTGAACTAATAGGTAGCGGACTAGTAGCAGATGATGGGATCTTGAATTGATTTCCAAAATTAAGAACTAGATTATTAGCATTATGACTTATTCTCCAGCGGATACTTTGACCGTCTGTAGGATTTGTTGGATTAGATAGAGTACCACTAGCAGCTAACGTAAGATCAAAAATATCTCCAAGACTAGCATTTGTATTAATAGTTCCGCTGACACTCCCAAGTTGAACTACTGTAGGATATTTTGATTCTAAATGAGAACCGTCTGAAAATGTAATACTACCACTAGTTGGTAATGTTAATATGCCACTTCTATTAAATATCCATTCAACAGGATTGGTAGGCCAGCCTAGACCAATATAGATTTCATTATCATCACTAATCTGTATATATTGTTCACCGTCCGCGCTGGTTAGACCACCAAGTGATCCAGACGGAGACACAAACCAACTTGATCCGTCCTGAGTCTGCCCTGGATAGCCCTTAGATATTATACTATTTGTGGGTGTTCTTAAATTGCCACTTGTATCAAAAATCCAGTGATTGTTATTTGAGTCAGTGCCAACAATAACATCTCCACCGTTCTTTTCTATCTTAACATATTGATCATCATCACCTAAGTATATATCAACCGTTGATGGATCTCCTGCTACAAGATGAACGTGACTATGTTCTGAATTAGATATTCCATTGTTGGTTACAGTAACAAATTGACCAATAGGCATAGCATTTTCTTCAAAATCATAATATAGTGCTGGATCATTTTCTGTCTCTTCGTCGGTTGATCTTGTGCCATCAACACTTGTTAATGTTAGAGTAAACTCAGTAATACTACTATTAGATGGTATAGTCCAAGTAATTGTTTCGGTATCTGGAGCAGATGTGCTTACAAAAGTTAGTTTTCCAGTTAATGCTCGACCTAGTGATTGTGGTGTTACTCCACTACCAGTAATAGTATAGTTAACTGTTCCAAAATAAGCCCAATTTTGTAAAGTTACAGAAATGGTAATAGGACTACCATATACTATATAACCGCTAGAATCAAGACCCCAAGTAGCCATAGTTGGACGAATCACTAAACTTTGTCCAGATTGTGCTGTTGGTGGCATTAAAGATATTGTATTATTTGTTTCGCTTATTATGCTACCGCTGGGGAATGTCAAAGAACCATCGCTGCCAAGTACAACTTCTTGGTTATCTTTAATTAATCTGTCGCTGCTGATAGCATTAGAAATATCACTTAAGCTAATCTTTTTAGTAATGCCACCACCAGATGGATCATCCATAAATACAAAAATATCATCATTAGTTAAATTGCCACTACCTTCTGGTAATTGATTAAGTCTTGTAATAGCCATATTATACTCCTAATATTCCAGAAGATCCAATAGTATAATAGGTAGTATCATCAAATCTATCTTCATATTTATCTTCTATATCTGATATAGTTGGAATATTTGACACATAAGTATCTAATGTTGAATATTCTCCTGTGTTTAAACAGGTTACCACGGTTGTGCCATTTTTAAGAGGATTGGCTGAAATTGCTTTGGTTATATCATTAGCCATAATAAATACCTTTGGTTTGAGGAATATAGTATATATTTAATACACCACTAAAATCCTCCGGTCACTGTTATTGTCCAGCCCCTGCTTCTCATGGCCGTTATGGCCGCTTGTCCCACTGATGATGGAGGCGATCCTTGACTTTGAGTAAAAGTTCCGTTATTTGTATTGTTACTATTAATGCTAACAAGAATATTATCTATACTAGTTTGAGATAAATTAGTATTGCTAAAAGCATTAGTAAAATTAACAGCATTACACCCATTAAAAAAATTAGCTGGAAAATTGACCAAATTTAAGCACCCACCCCATGCTCCTTGAAAAGTTGTGGCAGATGAAAGTGATGGCAAAGATGGGAAGCTAGTTAATCCGATACAATTTTGCCAAGCAAACGAAAAGTTGGTAGCGTTCGGAGTATTAATTATGGGGAAACTAGTTAAACCACGACATCCGGCCCATGTGGAATTTAGCGATATAGCATTCGTCGTATTGATAACTGGAAAACTAGTTAATCCACTGCAACTTTGCCATGTTTGTTGAAAATTGGTTACGTTAGATGTATTCAACAAAGGAAAGGATGATAAAGAACTACAACTTCGCCATGTTGCTTCTAAGATTGTTGCGCTAGAGGTATTTATTTGTGGAAAAGTAAACAAGCTACTACAGTTATTCCATGACGCCAAAAAATTAGTAACTTGACTAGTATCGATTAACGGAAAACTAGAAAGCTGAGAACATCCGTTCCATGTATTAATAAGAGATATGGCATTACTTGTATTAATTAATGGGAAAGCTGTTATTTCGATCCAATTTCTCCAAAAGTTATTAAATTGTGTTGTGTTTTCATAGTTATTTCCAGCTCCTTTATTTCTAATATAATTTATCCAATAATTTATATCATCTGTTGTTGCTGTTGACGGAACAATAACTTGACTATATATTGAAGGTACAGGATTAGTAAAGTCTGGCATATAGAAACCATCGTGTCTACCTATTGTATATGCTCCTGATGGAATAGAAACACCATACGCTACTGTTCCATCATTCGTACCAAGTATCATGACACCATTAGTCGTGGGCAGCATTGTAAACAACCTGTCCGTATTGAAAAATCTTACTCTTCTAGGACTAATAGTAGTACTATATGCTGGGCGATCAGCCGCAATTGATTGAGTAGCATGATAATCATTACCACTTTTATCATTCCACTGAGATACTAATCCTGAAATAGTGGTTATGTTGCTATCTTCAGCGTCTAGCCATAAAATTGGAAATCCTGAAGATTGTTGAGGCTTAGAAATTAATAAGCTATTATTTTTTACAAAACTATTCATAATTGACTTGCTGCTATAAATCCTTGATCAATTTGTTCTGACGTTAATCCCAGATACTGAGCAAGACTATCTATTAGAGGGTGATTTCTTTCAATGTAGGGCGCATATTCCCATTCTACTCGTGTTTTTTCTCTTAGTTTTTCGTCAACAATAGTATCAATAGCGGCTTCAACACTTGTTAAGCTAATATCATTATCAATTAACCATAGTCTTACTTGTCGTGCGCTGATATTTTCTGGAACAATAGCTGGAATTGGAATCCATGTTCGCACTATGTCCACAAAATCACCATCAATATTAACTATTCTTTCGAAGATACTTTCTACAGTATTTTGTGGTTGTGGTGGACTGTCGGTACGAACAGAGTAGTATCCACCTTCAGCTAATATATTATTGTTTAAATTTTTACCAGTAACTATTGTACCATTGTCTAATGCTATACTGGTTGGAGCATCATTGATTAATTGTTGATTTCTAATACTATAATACATCTTATGCTCCTTCTGTATCAAACCATACTCTTATAATATCAACATATGGTTTATCTAGCAAAATGGTTATTTGTTCTGTTTTTTCTATACTTTTTGGTGTTGGTGGTTCATTGTTATCATTTCGCACAGTATAAAAACCGTAATCAGATAGTGTATTTATATCACTCAAATTAAAATCTATAAATAAACTTCCGTCTGGCTTAATAATATTTTTTGGTAATTTTCTAATTAAAATTTTATCATTATTATTGTAATACATAATTAATTAGTTTTAACTCCTATATAATGTCCTTGAATTGTTGTTCCCATGCTTCTTAAAAGCACAAGATATTTACCCGGTGTAAAAAACGGAAATGGATTATATTGATCATCAATAATCGTCCACACTACTGTTGTGGTTGAATTAACAATAATTTCTAATAATACGTCAATGCTTTTATTAGATATGTCCCAACCACTTCCTTCTATAAAATTAGTAGCTGTTCCATTTAGAGTTAAGGTTTGAATTTGTTTATCTATGCCATAATTAATACTAACATTTCCGCTAACAGTTCCTAATGAGAATATGGGTGTTGGGGCAGATAGTCCTTGATCTACAGATAACGAACAATTGGTTGTGACAGACCCGTTAGAAAAAATACTAATATTTCTATCTAGATTACCAGAACCAGAACTAACTTCTATATTCATTCTGCTTGGTTGATATATGTTAGATCCACCAACAGCACCATCTGCCCATGTTACCATTCTGCCCACCAGATCTAGTCCACTCTGACCAACAGCTTCTGTTCTTATTACAGAAAGAGCTTCCCATCCACCTAAAACTGTTGGACTTTCATAAGTACCACTAGACTTTATTAAGGCTATTCTCGGTGTTGCTCTATGACGAACTCCTTCTGAGTCAGTTTCAGCTCCACTATCTCCATGATAATTAATTGATATGGTTGGGCCAAAACCTCTGTTACTTTCTACTAGTCTTAATGTTGCGGACTGACCAAAATTTGGTGACAGAACCGGTTCAAAATTAGCAGAGATAAATCCGGAGGGTGAAATAACAGATAGTCCGCTTGAAACAGATAATAAATTACCATCAAACGTAAGGTTGCTTTCCGCATTTATTCCAGTACTAGTTCCATCACTAGTTAATATTCTATTATCACCACTATTAGATATGGTTGGAAGTAATCCACTAACACTACTGTTAAAATCTGTAATATTTGAGGAGGTGTGCGTGTGACCACTAACACTAACTCCAGTTCCATTAACTAATAGTGTACTAAAATTACCACTACTACTTGGAACCCAATAATTTGTAACACTATTATATTGTAAAAATTGTCCGTTGGTTGCTCCGCTTATTGCAACATCATGATTATCATCAAGATGACCATAACTAGTTGGTCTTACGAAAATTCGCCCATTGTTTGCAGCATCTAATATTATAGCAGCAGCAATACTGTGCTTGGGTTCAACTTTTGTCAGTTTTCCAGCTACTGTTGGATGAACATATAATATATCTCCATCAGCCCAAGTTTCATCTCCAACAGAGATATTACTAGCAACATTACCTCTAGTATCAATATTTTCTATATGACCAAACTGTATAGCATATCCGTTGTTATTATTATTTAAATTTTCTAACATCAAACCAATGAATCTTATTTCTCTTATACTTCCATCTGCTGTGTACAATGATGGTGTTATAATACCATTAGCATGAACGCCGCTAGCATAAACAGCCTGACCTTTATATAGAGGCGATCCTGTTTCATTTCTTACTCTGTAAAAACTATGTTCGCCCACATGAATATCGGTATCGTTAGTAAGAGCAATATTTATAGTGCCTTCTGTGTTATTCCAACCTAGTTGTCCTTGTAACAGATTTGGTTCTATATTTGTGTTAAAACCAAGAACATCTAGTGTTCCTGTAGACGCTACATAATTACCACTTACACTAATAGTGTAGTTGCCAGAACTTGCTGCCACACCTATACCAGATCCAGATAATATATCTTTGACTGGAATTAATCCACTAACAGCAGAGTTAAAATCAGTAATATTAGCACTTGTGTGGGTATGACCACTAACACTAACTTGCGTACCATTATATAATAATCCACTACTATTTATGCTCACGGATTGATCTGTAGCGTTTATTAATAATGGAGAAAATAATGACATTATTTTATTTTCATCATCTTCATCATCTCTAATAATATTAAGTTTATCAACACCGCTGGAATCTTTAAAAATAATTGCAGCGCTTTCGTTAACAGCAGAATACAACTGTATACTAGGAATAGTCATTCCTGCGAGAAAAACTCCAGTTGTTCCCACCTCAATAATTGCTCCGCTAGCAGTTATAAGACTTTCAGCATTAATGCCTGTGGACGTTCCGTCGCTAGTAAGTAATCGATTATTACCACTATTCGCTACGGTTGGTAACAATCCACTAACACTACTATTAAAGTTTGTGATATCTAAACTAGAGTGGGTATGTCCACTAATGCTGACAGCAATATTATTTACATAAAGCCCACTAGAAAAATTTCCACTACCATTAACATCTAATGTATAGTTTGGATTGTTGTGTTTTATTCCTACCCTGCCAGTGCCGGTTGGGGATATTATAATATTTCCATTAGTATTAGTGCTGGAAATAGTATTGCTATCTAAACGCAAATTATCAATATTTAATATTGGTCCAATATTAACGCTATTATTAAAAGCATTAAGATTTAAACTACCGCTCTCAGCAAGAATACTTAGATCATAATCGGCTAAAGAGTAAATTTCATTAACATTGGTTGAGGGACCATTTCCATTATAATTTTCGGTATTATAAGAACCTATAATTAATTTATTTGATGATCCACCAGCGCTTCTTAATTTAATTTCTGTAGGATAGTCTTCGGCTGTTTCATTTGTAATTATTAATGTTGGATTATTAGTTCCAAATATTGTTACTCCTCCACTACCAGCAGCAGAAAAATATTCCGACGTGTCAATCAAGAGTTGATCAACATTAATACCTAAATAGTGTTTATTGTTTGTTGGTGTTTCTGCATATATAACGTTATTATCTATTTTAACTTTGTCAACTATTAATACCCCGCTAACAGCTAATGTGGTTCCATCAAACGTAGCGTTGTTTTCGGCATTTATTCCAACAGAAGAACCCGTACTTGTTAATATTCTATTATTGCCACTATTTATTATAGTGGGAAGAAGACCGCTCACACTAGAGCCAAAATCAACAATATCATTGCTATTATGAGAGTGACCACTAATACTAACCACAATATTATTAACTGTCAAACTATCAAAATTGCCAGTTCCGCTAGGAATAGTAACAGGTCCTGTAAAAATAGCTCCACTTAAATTTGCCTTTTGACCTAATCCGCTAGCAATAGTGGTGGCAAAATTTGGATCATCTCCCAGAGCAGCGGCCAGTTCATTAAGAGTATCTAATGTTGATGGAGAGGAATCTACTAAATTACTAATTTCTGTTCGAACAAATGAGGTACTAGCAATTTGGGTAGAATTTGTTCCGCTTGGTGCTGTTGGCACAGTTGGGGTGCCACTAAAAGCGGGACTATTATTAAATACTAAATTTCCAGATCCAGTTTCATCACTAATTAAAGTATTAAGATTACTACTAGACGGTGTTAATAAAAAAGTTCTAGCATTAGAAGATAGATCTGTAATATCAGTCAGTTGAATAGTAGGATCACTTAATGTTACAAAATAATTTGTGCCACTATTAGTGACAACTATTCCGCTTAATCCAGTTAGTGAAGTAAAATTAGACGGCGGAATCAATCCACTAACAGCACTATTGAAGTCCGTGATATCCGAACTAACATGATAATGAATACCACTAGCATAAACTCCGCTTGGTTGTTTACTATCCAAAGCATTTTGCAACCCCGAAACATCGGCTATAACATGTGAATGGCCAACAACACTATAGTTCCCGCTTGGTTGTAGTCCACTAGCACTAAGAGTATAGACATTATTAGCGAAAGATGATACTATGTATCCGCTGCCACTAACGCTAGGAAGGAGTCCGCTTACTCCGCTATTAAAGTCTGTTATATCACTAGTATTGTGAGAGTGTCCAACTAAACTATAGTTTCCACTTGGCTGAACGCCAGTAACAGAAATTATTAGACTGTTTCCTAAATCATTATAATTAAGATTTACATAATTTCCAGCCACTAATAAATTACTTACTCTGTCATCAACTTCTTCGCTAGTAAGACCAAAAGACCCAGTAACACTAACTGTAAAATCACCAGAGACAGAGGATATGCCAATACCACTACCAGCACTAATATTTTTAACTGGTATTAATCCACTTACAGCGCTATTAAAATCACTAATGTCACTAGTAAATATTGTAACATTGTTGCCAACGATATCTATATTAGTTGGACTAGTTAATTGTACTTCAACGTTATTTTCATTCTGTACTAAACTAGTATCAATACTAATAGTGTATTCTGAAGTTTCTGTAATTTCTACCCTATAATCACTCATACCACACACTCAAGAACAGTATTTGTTTGACTAAAGCGTTTAATAAGAGTTATGGTTCCATATAATATTCTAGTAGTATATTTACCACCATTATTATATAGATCATCATCGCTCTGTAATTCTAGATCATATTTAGCACTATTAAAATTAAAATTATTAGTTACAGAGGCGGGGAATTGTAGTACTAGTTTTCCATTAGGTTCGTCAATATCAAATCTATACGAAGCATTAATAGTTTCGGTACTAAAAGTTTCGATAGTGCCTGTGTTAGTTTTCCAAATTAATCTAGCGCACCAACCCGTTAAGTCAACAGGATTATTATTTTCGTTCTTATAAATAAACGAAAGAGTGAAAGAACTACCCTGCTCTATGCTAAAATCGTATTTACCAGCACTCATAAATTTAGCCTTACTGTGGATTTTGTCTATCTATTCTTTCTTCTAATGCTTCTAGTGTTTTACCCAACGTGGCTATTTGAATTTTAAGCTCGCTCATAACTTCTATGACCTTTTGTAGCGTAATAGAAAGAGCAGCTTGCGTTTCTTTATTTACGCTTAATCTTTCCATAATAAATTGACGATCTTGAATATAAGGACTTCTGCTCTCTATTAGCTCACATACCTCTTTTTTAGTAGCCATATTACGACCTATGGTTACCCAAAAACCTACTAGAGTAACTATAATACCCACACTAGTAGTGGCTAAACTTTCCCAAAAATGAATAATATTCTCGTTCATAAAGTCTCCATAGTATAATAGCCAACGACACAAAGTATCATTGGCTACTAAAGGTGTCGTAATTTTATATTACTAACTAGTTGGTTTTAGCTTTATAATCATCTAGTTTTGGAACTGGATTACCTTGTAGATATACTAATTCGCCAGGAACACTTCTTGTTGGACTAGCAGCTTGATCTGTGGAAGTTGATACTCCCGAGCCAGCACCAATATCCCAAAAGGCATCTACTGCACCACTTGGAAAACCAGCTTCCCATTCACCAGAATATTCATTCCACTTGTTATTTCTAATAGCAGTAGTAATTCTTCGAGTTCTTACAACTTCTAGCTTATTAATGCTTTTTGCTCCATCTGTATCATTAGCTCCGCTTCTTAAGAAA